CGGATGTCATCTGCGATGCCCTTCTTCTCTTCTTCCAAGCGCTCGATGCGCTCGATGAATAGGCGAAGTTGTTCTGCTGTGATTGCGTATGTCATTAGTTTTCCTCCCGTTCTTCCATAAGGCAATTTGCTACGCCATATGCCAAAAGCGCAATATGCTCATTGTCATCATCATCGTGCTTAGGGTTAGACAGGAGCCCAATTACCGCTTGTCCTGCAAACCAGTCGCGCAGTTCCATACCGGGGCTCATACTTGTGCTTATTGGGCGCGGGTAAACGTATTTATCCTTCATATTCATTTCCTCTTATTGAATTGTTTCGGTCACAGCGTCGGCTGCGATACCTTCGTGGATGGCTGCAATGGATTCCGCCACGGCTTCGCGGATTGAGGTCATCATCTTGTCGATGAAATCCTCATCCAAAATGCCGCACACCAGACCGGTTGCGAGAAAGTTGGTCATTAACATCGCGGTCACGCCAAGGGCGTCGCCGGGATTTGGCGCAATTTCCATCATAAATTTCTGCATCTTTGTAGAGGCGTCAACCAGACCCTGCTCATCCAATGGCTCTAATTCATATGTCATATCTATCCTTTAGGTTTAAAAAATCTCAATCAACCGTCCAACATTAGCGGCTATCTCTTTATTGTCACCCGCCAAAGCCACAGCCTCCCGCACCATTACTGGCGCAACAACTGCCAAGGCTCGTCGAGCGGCGAAGCGGCAAAGGTTCCTTTCCTTCTCCGACCCTGCGGTCGAAAAGGCGGCGGGATTTATGGCCTTTGCCATTTCGTTCACCAGATCATCGACCGTTTCTATGTGGTCAGTCGAAGCGTCGGTCATCCCAGATCTTTTAGCGCAAATACCTCAACGGTGTTTGCTTCGCGATCTGCAAGCGTCGAAACCGACTTAGTGCCAAAGTTTTGGCAGCCATATGAAGATATATCACGGGCAATGACGCGGCAGTCATAGTTTTTGCAGTCAATGACCTTCACATCGCCAGCCTTCATGGTGGAGATGTCATCCCTAAAGAAATTACGGGTTTCGCCAAACTTGTAGCGCGGCAACCCATTTTTGGTTGTTTCTGGGCGCAATACCTTAACCTCAAGGTCGCCATATTCTGCGCCGTCTGGCGTGATGACCTTATATTTTGCGCCGACCAATGAAAGGATGGCAATCGCCTCCTTCAGCTTCTTTTCTTGAATTGCTAACATTTTGTTGCTCCTTTAAATGTGTTTACTAACCTTCCTCAAAACCCTCCGGCCTGAACCCTGACAGCAGGGCCTCCACCGCGACCGACGTTGGTCCCGGCACTGGGCATTCGCCACTTTCGTAGCGTCTAATGGTGCGATCTGAGCCAATCCCCATGCGCAGGGCCTTAGCCAACTGCGTGGTTGTCATGTTCAGCGCGCTTCGCGCCAATGCAAAATCTTCTTTTGTCTGCTTCATCATAACTCCAATTGTTCGATAGGTATCGCCACGCCAAGTAGGGCGACGTGTCCTACCATGTCAAGCAGCCTTTTTCCCCAGACGGGCTTCGACCGCATTACGCAGCATATGGGGCTGCCAGTTCCATACACGGCAGGCTTCACCATATTCGCGGCACAATTCCCGAATTTCATTTTCAACTTCGCGCTTTTCCTGCGCTATTTTATCTGCGCGTTTGAACGCTTTTTGCGATCTCTTAATAATATCAAGCACTTGTGCTTCGTTCATAAAATATCTCCATTAATCGAATTTGCTGATAGCCCCTGTAGCTACGGGCACACTGCCCGACATGTCAACATTATTTTTTTGTTGACGTATTTTTTTTGCGGGCATACTGTCCTGCGCATCGATTAATTATTTATTTATGGAAATCCTATGCAAACACATTCTAAAATGCAGGAATATATAGCCCACCGCATCGCGCAGCAGTTCAATTTTGCTGATCCCGAAGGCTTGCTTTCCCCGCCACAGGCTATAACATTAGACCTGCAAACCGCTGTGTCATCGCTGCGCATCGATGACCGTAACGGTCAATCATATCGTATCACTATCGAGGAAATCTAATGAGCAACCCCTTTGAAAAGCACGACATTCAGCATCTGTCGCCATCGACGTGCAACCTATTCACGTCATCTCCGGCCATGTTTGTCATGAACAAGTGCTTGAAAAAGACATCCTCCGTTGGCCCTGCCGCATATCGCGGTAATGCGGTCGAGGATGGCGTTGCTCATGGGCTCTTTAACCCTGACGCATCTTTGGCAGATTGCACCAAGATTGCGATGGAAAAGTTCAATACGCTGGCGTCATTCATCAGCGGGGAGAAGGTTGATAAGGAGCGCAAGGCGGTTCCGGACATGGTGGAAATGGGCCTGCGCGAATTGCGCAGCTACGGAATTCCGTCATCCGCGCAGGGTAGTGTCAGTCTTGATATTGAGGGCCTGCTTGTGCCTATGATCGGCTATTACGACTTTGAGTGGGAGCAGCATGGCATGCTGACCGACCTGAAGACCACCCACGCGCTGCCCAGCAAGATCAGCCAGCCGCATGCCCGTCAGGTGGCGCTGTATCGCGCTGCAAGGGGCGACAACCTGTCTGCGCGGGTCACATATATAACGCCCAAGAAACATGCCACATACGCGCTTGAAAACGCCCGTGAGCATGTTGAGGCACTTGGCAAGATCGGTCTGGCCATCCAGCGGTTCTTGGCGCTCAGCGATGATCCTGCGGAATTGGCGTCATTCGTCGTTCCGGATACGGACAGCTTTTATTTTAATGACCCAGTTTCGCGCCAGCAGGCGTTTGAGATCTGGGGCATATAACCAGTTTCCGCACAACGCGGGAAAGCAAGGTGCTGGCTAGACAGCGCCATAGAAGGAAAATGTAAAATGGCATTTGGTTTTAATTACGAATCATCCGGTGGCGACATCATCCCTATCGTTAAGTTTGACGCACGGGCAGGTCGCTTCTTCCGCATCGACCGCTCTGACGGTGTCAACAATCCTGTGGACATCACCAGTTCGTTCAAGGCCGTCATGGACTTTGAGAACATTGAGGTCGGTTTCATCAACTTCCCAGCCGGTTCAGCGCCTGAATTTAAGGTCGCTCCGATTGGCCAGCCCATGCCGGAAAATCCCGGCGGTAAGTTCCGTCAGGGCATCCGCATGATGCTGAAGCTGGGCAAGGATTGCGGTGGTGACATCCGCGAGATCGCTTCGACAGCCAAGGCCGTTCTGGGCGCTTTTGACACATGCCACACCGAATATCTGGCTGGTGCCAAGGCAAACGCAGGCAAGCTGCCTGTGGTCGCCCTCGAAACCACAATCCCTATCGTCACGCAGGGTCGCGACGAAAAGGGCAACGCCGTGAAAACGACCAACTATGCTCCGGTCTTCAAGATCGTAAGCTGGGTTGACCGTCCTGCGGACCTTGTGTTTAGCCCGAAGAATGGTGGCGACGCCACCCCTGCGTATGTGCAAGCTGATCCACCAGCCCCTGCATCGCCGCCTTCGACAGGCTCCACGCAGGTTCCGCCTCCTGCCGCCGCATCGTCGGAAGACGATTTCGGCTAATGGACAAGAGGGTGGGCGGGGTGCTATGCCCCGCCCATCTTTTTGAAGGTATTATTATGAGATTTCAGATTACGATGAACATGCCGTCGCGAAGCGGTAATTCGGTCCACCAGATCATTGGCGAACACCCAGCCGAAAGCTTGGAAGAGTTGGCCCAAGAAATGAGCGATTCGGATTTTATCATTGTCGATGAAATCTACAAAGACAGCGTATCTGCCGGTGGCATTGGGAATTTCTATAGCGTTGGCAAGATTGCCCTAAACCCACTGTTCATTGGCAAGGTGAAGGTTTTTCAATAATGTCATCGATTAAAGATTATCAATGTGGCCATGGCAAGCTTCTAACTATGCCATGTGACGAATGCACTGCGGTTACAGACATGGTCAACCATCCTCCGCACTATAAGGTGGGCGGCATTGAAACCATCGACTACATTCAGGCCAAGCTGACGCCGGAGCAGTTTGAGGGGTTTTGCATTGGCAATGCCCTAAAATACATCAGCCGCGCCGACCACAAGGAAGACGCGACTGAAGATTTGCATAAAGCGGTTTGGTATTTAAATCGCTTGTTACCCTTGAAGGTAAGTAAGAAGGGCACCAATCCCCCCAGCGAGTAGCGTAAGGCCAGCAATGGCCTTCGCCTTCCATCCAGCCTTGGGCTTTGGCTCATCCATGGGCAGGATCTTGTCCGTGGCCTGCTTAATCGCAGCGGTCGCAATAAGTTTTTTCAAATTCATATTACTCTCCTTACAACCAAGCAGCATACTTCTTGGTTTTCAGTTTACGGTCTTCAAGACCGTGGGTTCCGCCATTGATCCGCTTTGTCAGGGCAAGGATCGCAGCGTCGTTGATGCCTTGGTCGCAGATCGACCAAAGCTTGTTCTTATCAAAAAACCAAAGGGCGCTTTCAAAAGCCAGTTCCGTGGCAACCAGATCGGGGTTGTCCATGATGTCTGGTCGATCAATGTAATCAGCAAACGCCTTATAATTAAATTTGCCGGTCAATTGGAGGGCACCCCGGCCACGAAAAGCGAAACCTTCGCCTGACGCTTCATCGCCGTTGCCCATACGATTGCCATAGACACGGTTGGCAATCTTTGCAGGCTGACGCTCATAAGCCTTGGCCATGGCGTCGGTCGGGAAATACTTTCCGAAGATGCCGCGCAGGCCCTTTGCGCCATAGTTCAGGTTCTCACTAAACGCCCTAAAGTTGCCGCTTTCATGCGCCGTTTGGGCGAAGAAATGCGCAGCGCGGTTAGGTGACAGCTTGTAATAGGCCGCAGCCGCCTTCAGCGTCCCCGGACCAAAGGCACCATCTGCGGTTACCCCGATTTTCTTTTGTAGGTTAATTAGGCTCATTTCCCTGCACTCCGCCAATCTGGAAAGTCGTTTTCGTCAACTATGCCGTCACCGTTGGCATCGTAGCGCAGGTCGTTGCGATACTTTTCCCATGGCTCCATATCGTCATCATCGTCTTCATCGATAAAGACTGTGCCATTGGGGTCGTTGTAAGGTACAACAGCAGGTGTGACCACGCCTAGTGGCGGTCTTTCTGGTTCATGTGCTGACGCTTCTGGTTCTTCAGGTTGCGCTTTATCCCGCACATTTGCGTTC